GATCAATTCTTACGTCATTGGCATGATGCCATGAATTATTACCGTTTGGAATTTAGCGGTAAAGATTTGAAGCCAGCAGTCATTAAATGGATGACCAGTATTGAGTGTGATGCCAAAGACATTGCCGCATTTAAGCGAACTAAAGACAACCGTGTTAATGTTACCATGGGTGCTATTGCAAGTTGTTTGCTTCGCGGCATGCCAGCTGTTCGTGCAGACTTTAACAGTGGTCGAGATACAGCCGCTTGGTTGCGTGGTGTTATTGTAGAAACCATTGAAGCTGGTAAAAATGACAAAGACGACAATGAAGTTGTTGAGGTTAAGCCAGTAGGTGTACAGCCAAGTATTCAAGATCGAGTGCGTGAAACTGCATACAAAATGACCGAAGAAATTGAAGATGCTATTGACGGCTTTCAAAAGGATCCAGAATCGTTTGATCCAAAAGCATTTAAGATGCTTAACTTGCTCAAAGGTAAAGAAGTTAAAGCGGCCCATGCACGTATTATCAAAACTTTTTATAGCCGTGACCTAGCAGAACTTGAAGAACTTGCTAGTGGTAAAGGTGACGAACAGTTACGTGAGGGCTATGCTCACCGTAGCAAGAAGCAGATCAAGAACTTGATTGCGTTCTATCAAGAAATTATGATGGCATGCGACATGTTGGCTCAAGAAGCCAAAGTTAATCGTGCTCCACGTAAGGCCAAAGCAGTGCCAAAAGAGAAGCTGATCGCCAAACTTAAATTTAAGAAAACAGACGAGCCGTTGAAGCTGGTAAGTATCAATCCTGTTGATATTATTGGTGCAGGCGAATTGTGGATTTTTAACATTAAAACACGTAAACTAGGCCGTTATGTTGCTACCGAGTTTAACACGTTAAATGTCAAAGGTACTACAATCACTAACTTTGACGAGTTTAAGAGTGTGCAAAAGACTGTGCGTAAGCCCGAAGAAAAGCTCAAGGAATTCAAGGCCGCAGGTAAGGTGCAGTTGCGTAAGTTCTTGGAAGACATCAACGCTACAGACACCAAAATGAATGGTCGTATCAACGAAGAAACGATCCTCTTAAAAGTAGCATAATATGATTATCTCTCTTTTTTCTGTATTTTGTTTCTTAGCTAAATATAGAATAAGAGAGATATTCCATGAATCAACTGCTTTCCATTGTAGACGACAAACTCGTAGTACATAAACTTCAAGTACAATTTACTGAAGGTTCCCTGACCCACGCTGGTAGTTTAGAAGTAATTGGTACCAGTCAATTTAACGATGATGTAAGCATAGCTAAAAATATCAACGTAGTTGGGTCAATTACTGCTGATACGATTAACGTAAAGCATATTATTACAGAAGAGTCTGGGGGTGTCAGAGATCCATTTGCGTTCACTGCCAACACAGAACAGGAACTGGATGGTAAAGGCTTTCATTTTACTGACGGATTGGCCACACGTTTGTTTGTTTACAAAGAAGGTGGAAGACTGTGGAGTACTGTAAATTTAGATCTTGCTAATGAACGCTCTTATTGTATTGATCAGATTCCAGTATTGAGTGCAGAAAAATTAGGCAGTAGTGTAGTTCACAGCAATTTACAAACAGTGGGCAAGTTGCACAAGCTTCAGGTAGCGGGTGCGGTTTCTTTCGGTGAATGGGCGTTTTTTAATAACATTCACTCACGTTTGGGCATTAATACAGACAGTCCAAATGGATCCATAGGCATTCAAGAAAACAATGTTGATCTAGTGCTGGGCAGTTACAAAAACGACCACGGATATGTTGGCACTTTTAACAATACTCATTTAGAATTAGGCACAGACAATACTGCAAGGATCACTTTGCGTGGCACAGGCGAAATTGATATTGGTCATGCCAAGTATAAAAATGCAGTAGTTAGAGTTTATGGAAAGTTAGAAGTAGATGATCTTGTAAATCACAATGCAAAAACTGAACCCTTGTATTTTAAGGCCACAAAAGACAGCACAATTTATGGTACTGGTATTGTTTGGAGTCAAGACAATTCAAATCGACAGTTAACATATGCAGCCAATCCAGATAGAATTTGGTCAACTGAAACCATAGACTTATCAGATGAAAAATATTACTCAATTAACGGCAATATTGTATTAAGTAAAAACTCATTGGGCGAAAGCGTTACCAGCAGTAGTCTTACAAAACTGGGCGCATTAGAATCGTTGATTGTTGGTGGTGAAGCAAACTTACGCACAGTGGTAAATGTTGGTGCAAACAATGAAATTGTATTGACACGTGACCACATTAAATTTAATGACAACAATCAATTAACAATTACTGGTAATAGTCTAAGTGTAGCTGAGTCATTTACAATAAACTGTGATAGCGAACAAGAATTTAAAATAGAAAGTAATGGGGCGATTGAATTAGGTAATAGACAGAACACTAATAGACGAGTTTCAATATATGGTCAAGTTAGTGTTGGTGTCTCAAATCCAGAAAGTGATGTGGCATTTACTGTTGGTGGCGCAGTTAACTTAAATGGTAAGAAATTTGTCAAAGGTACAACGATACCATCTTCAGGAAGATATAGTGTAGGCGATATTTGTTGGAATACACAGCCTGAAGCCACAAGTTATGTTGGTTGGATTTGCATTAGAGAAGGAACACCCGGTGAATGGTTGCCATTTGGACAAATTGTCTCACAATGAAATTTGGGTCATAGGTAATGGTGAAAGTCGAAAAACATTTGACTTACATTCTATTGACTCACACATAATTGGATGCAATGCAATACACAGAGAATTTGTCTGTGATCAAATAGTTGCAGTGGATCGACGCATGGTAACTGAAATTGTTGCTAACGCTGACTACACATCAATACCAGTCTACACTAGACCAAATTGGATTGGTGACTTTACACAATACCCCAACGTAAAACTACTACCAGAACTGCCATACAAAGGTCCTGAAAGACGCGATGATCCTTGGCATTGGAATACTGGTCCCTTTGCCATTGTTATTGCCTGTTACATGAATCCAAAAACTGTAAATCTATTGGGCTTTGACTTGTATAGTGTAAATAATAAACTGAATAATGTGTATAAAGACACACGGAACTATGGTAAAACAAAAGATACGCCAGTAGATCACAGCTATTGGTTATACCATTTGAAAAGGATTTATGATTGCTTTCCAGAAATTAACTTTGTCATACACAATGTTGAGAATTGGCAAATGCCAAGTGAGTGGATGGACACAAAGAACTTGACTTTTAAAACAATTAGTGTTAATATACATTATGCGGACTTAGGCATTCATCCCGCAATATAAACTCTGCATGTCATTGCTAATCTTAAGGAGAAAACAATGGCAAAAAAATATTTTAGTACTAAAACTTATAACCAAATTGGACCAGTGTGTTATCGTCAATGGCGGGCAGATAGTCATTGTAATTTAATTCATGGATACGCACTATCATTCCATTTTGAATTTGAGGCTGATACACTAGATGCCCGTAATTGGGTAACTGACTTTGGTGGATTACGCCCACTCAAAGACAAACTAGAAGAGTGGTTTGATCATACTTTACTAGTAGCACAAGACGATCCACATCGTGATGCACTTATTAACTTGGGTAAACTTGGCCTTGCTAAAATTACAGAAGTTGAGCGCACTGGTTGTGAAGGTATTGCTGATTTCTTGTACGAATACATTAACACTATTTTCTTGCCAAGCTGTGGTACAGCAGAAGCAGACCGTGTTTGGTGTACTCGTGTAGAAGTTCGCGAGACCAATAACAATATGGCTGGACGTCAAGGCGCTCGCGAAGATAACGAATTTATTGACTAATATGAAAACAATTGAACTTGAACATTTTAAAATTGACAAAAATCAACCCTTAACAGTTATAGCTGGGCCATGTCAGATTGAAGACTTAACCCATGCCATGGCCATTGCGTTGGAAGTAAGACGCATTTGCAAAGATTTAAATGTTCAGTTCATTTATAAAAGTAGTTTTGATAAAGCTAACAGAACAAGTGTTTCTTCTAAACGTGGTGTGGGCATGGAACAAGGGTTGGAAATTTTAAAAACAGTGTCCAACAAACTGGGTGTGCCCACTATCACAGACATACACGAATCGTCACAAGCAGACATTGTAGCAGAATCAGTTAGTATGCTACAAATACCCGCATTTTTATGCAGACAAACTGATTTACTTTTGGCTGCAGGTGCGACTGGCAAACCCATCAATGTTAAAAAAGGACAATTTTTAGCACCTTGGGATATGAAAAATGTTGCAGAAAAAATTGCTTCAACAGGCAACGACAATATAATGTTATGTGAAAGAGGATATAGTCATGGATACAATAATCTTGTGGTTGATATGCGTAGTTTACCTATTATGGCAAGTACTGGTTATCCCGTGGTTTTTGACTGTACACATAGTGTCCAGCAACCTGGAGGTCTTGGTGACAAATCTGGGGGAGACAGAAAAATGGTTCCCTTTCTATCTAGGGCCGCGGTAGCTACTGGATGCCTAAGTGCTGTTTTTATTGAGACACACGAAAATCCTGATAAGGCTCCTAGTGATGGACCAAATATGATTCCATTACGAGATCTAAGAGTTCTGATAAGTCAGCTAAATTTTATTCATAGTAATGTTAGAAACTTTAACTAAACAACAACGTAAAGCACAAAAAGCTCAAGCCAAGTTAGAAAAAGCAATTTCAAAAATTTCAAATGTAGGTAATGAGCATCTCCAACGTTGGGCCATATGTTTAAAATATGGAACAAAGTATAATGCTGACTATGTAAATCGACTTTACAATATGGTCAAACGGCATACAACTGGCAACGTTGGGTTTGCCTGTATGACTGAAGATCCAACTGGATTAAATCCTGAAATAAAAGTTATATCATTACCAACTGGAACTAGTTTGCAAGGTTGGTGGTACAAGCCCTACGTGTTTAGTAGAGATTTTCCATTAACTGGCGAATTACTATTTTTAGACTTAGACATAGTCATTGTAAAAAACATTGACATGTTTTGGCATTACAGTTTGGGTAAATTTTGCATTATTAGAGATTTTACAAGATCAACTATTCCAGATTGGAAAAAATTTAACAGCTCTATATTCAGATTTGAATCCAGATCCATGCCTCATATATGGGACAATCTAATACAAGACTTATCCATTACCAAAAGAATGCACGGTGACCAAGATTGGTTATATGACCAAATTAAAGACGGATTTGATTTTTGGCCCGATGAGTGGTGCCAAAGTTATAAATGGGAAGTACGTGAACGTAACGATGTTATTGGAATTGGCAGAGATCGAAAATTTGCGTCAATCATTGAACCAAAAATAAAAGATGCAACATCAATATTGGTGTTCCATGGCGATCCAAAACCACAACAAGTAAAAGATCCAATCATAGTGAAAAACTGGTGTTGACATGTACCAATTATTGCGTTATAATATACTTGTCCTCAACAATATAGAAAGCGCATTATGATTAAACGCATAGGATTTGCCTGCAAATGGATTGATACTCCTGCACAAGTTAATGGTATCAAGCCCACAGATGATTGTAAACAATACAACACTGGTGCCACTACAATTAGCTGGTTAAATAGACAGACAAAAGAAGTTGCAGAGCAAAAGCTATGGGACTTGATGGTTCAAAATTTAACAGCTACACAAAAGTTAGTAAACAAGGTAGGTGAACTTAATGAAAATCTTCGTATGGTGCGTCTTAGCAGTGATATTCTCCCCGCTTATACTGAGCGCTCTTGGAGTTATTTTTGGCGTAGGCCTGACGTTGTTGAGTATCTTGAGCGCAATTTTGACCTTATTGGTTCTAGTGCTCGTGCAAGCAATACCCGTCTTAGTATGCATCCTGGTCAGTTTACTGTTCTTGCTAGTGTTGACAAAGACATTGTCCAACGGTCAATAGAGGAATTTGAATATCATGCAGATATGGCACGATACATGGGCTACGGTAAATCCTTCCAGGATTTTAAAATCAATGTACACATATCGGGTAGAGCCGGTCCCGAAGGTATTCGCTCTGCCTACACAAGACTTACCCCCGAAGCCCGCAGTTGTATTACAATTGAAAACGAAGAGAATGCTTGGGGACTAGATGACTGTCTTACTATTAGCGATATCATTCCTATTGTACTCGACGTACACCATCATTGGATTCGTGAAGGGGAGTATCTCAATCCAACAGACAATCGTGTTAAGCGTGTCGTGGATAGTTGGCGTGGTGTGCGCCCTACTATGCATTATTCAGTATCTCGTGAAGATTATCTTGTGGATCATGTCAGTGACGTAGCACCTATTCACTCAGAACTTCTGTTAAATGGATATAAGAAACAAAAGCTCAGAGCACATTCCGATTTTTACTGGAATACAGCAACAAACGAATGGGCTTTGAGCTTTCTAAACACACACGATATCATGTGTGAAAGCAAAGGAAAAAATCTAGCTAGTTTTGCATTGCATGAGCAAGCAAAAGTTTCTAATATTATTTAGGTGCTTTTGGCGCACGTGGTTTACGTGGTGCTGAAGTTTTCTTAGCGTATTGTTGTTTCTTTGCAGGCACTTTTTTAGCTGGAGCTGCCTTTGGCGCTGTCGTAACAACTGGTGCAACTTCTGCAACAACTGGCGCTGGTACTTCAACAACTGGTTCCACTACCAATGGAATGGGGGTTGTGGCTGCTGGCTCAGGCACTTTGTATGGTGCTGATTCTGCTACTGGTGATTCTACTTCAGGTGCCGCTTTTGGCTTACCTACAAAAAACTCTTTGATTGCGTTGAACATGATGTTCCTCCCTTGTAATTTTATTTATGACACTAAATATATTATGAATAATGAAATTGAAAGATATCTAGCAATTCTTGAGGGAAAGCAAGAAAAGTTAGAATTATTAAAACTACCTTACAGCAGAGATGCACTTAGTCCAGTTAAGAGTAGAAAAACCATCGATTATCATTATGCCAATTTAGCGCAGGCCTATGTGGATAGATTTAACAAAGGCGAAGGTGATGACAAGTTCAACAAAGCTGGTGCATTTTTACACAACTTGTATTTTCCAGGATTAAAAGAGCCTAGTTCAAAGAATCAACCCACCGGCAAATCTGCTGAAATTATCAACAAAAAGTATAAAAGTTTTGACGCTTTCAAAGAAGCAATTTTAAAACAAGCCATGAGTATTCAAGGCAGTGGTTGGGTTTACATGGATTTGAACGGTGGTATCAAAACTATTGTAAATCATGAAATACGTAAGGATATAGCCATGTTAATTGACTGGTGGGAGCATGCCTGGGCGTTGGATTATCAAAGCGATAAGAAAAAGTATTTAGAAAACACTTGGAAAATTATCAACTGGGAAGTGGTCAACGAAAGATTGGCTACAGTTTAGAAACATCGCCCAAGCTACTGGCTTTCATATCCCAAAGGAGTCTATTTTCGACTCCCTTTTTTTGGGCAAATTTTTTAGGATCACAATTAGCGCACACATGAAAATAGTTGTTGCTGATTCGCTTGGGGTCCATTGATCCTTTTTCTCTTTTAAACGTTTCATTACAGGAGTCACAGCGGAACAACAGCACAGTCCTTTCCCTACTGTAGGTATGATCCCTTCCCAATTTACTTTTTCTAGTATGGGTTTGTGTGGCGTATTCTTGTGCTAAAAACATAATTGTATTTACATTAAGGTTATAAAAGTGTTTCGATAAATATCATATCGAGGAACATTATGATCACTATTTCTGAATCAGCAAAAACAAAAATCAAAGACCTTTTAAGCGAGGAAAATAACCCAAAGCTGTCATTGCGTACATTTGTACAAGGTGGCGGGTGTAGCGGCATGAGCTATGGATTTACGTTTGATGAAGAAATGAACGAAGATGATTTTGAAGTTCCTTTAGACGAATTTAGAGTACTTGTGGATGCTATGAGTATGCAATACTTGACTGGGGCTGAGATAGATTACAAAGAAGATTTGCAAGGTGCAAGTTTTAATATTAAAAACCCAAACGCACAATCCACTTGCGGTTGTGGATCTAGCTTTAGCGTACCTGATGATATAGGACAGTGATATGAGCAAACAAACAATTAATGTTGGTGTACAAGGAAACGACGGAACTGGTGACAGTATCCGCGAATCGTTCCGAAAGGTCAATGAAAACTTTAACGAAATTTACGCCATATTTGGATCTGGTGGTACTATCAAGTTTAGTGATTTAAGTGACACACCTGATGTATATGGTTCAAATAAAATAATAACAACCAATGACGCTGGCACAGCTATATTAGCAAGAACACTAACCCAAGGCAGTGGCATTACCATTGACAAGAGTGACCCAGCTCAAATAACTATTTCATCTTCAGGTGGCAGCATATCTGCAGACACTGCGCCAACACTGTCAAATCCCCTAAATGCCAGTGGGTTTGCATTGGCTAAAATTGCTGATCCTTCATCACAAGCAGTGGCACAATTTAATGCAGTATATGGTCCTAGCGGTACTACTGTGACCATTGATGAATTGGTTATTAACAAAGGCTATGCAGACAAAAGATACATTCAACAAACAGGCGGATCAAGTGCTGGTCAAATTCGTTTGAGGGATGAACCAGTTGATGCTTCAGGATACACAAAAACCATCGCGTCATTTGTGGACGGCAATGCCAGTATAACAGCTCACGGATATGACAGTGGTGTAGACGGTATTGCATTTACATACACATCAACTGGCACTGATGCAACAAACATAACTTCAACCACGGCTGCTGCCAGTATGGTTGCTGGTAGAACATATGTTATCTCAACTGTTGGAACTACCAACTGGACCAGTTTAGGCGCTGTGTCCAGCACTGTGGGAACAAAATTTGACTACAACGGTGTTGCTGTCACTGGCTCTGGTGGTGTAACCAAACAAGTTTATTTTTTAAAATATGTCAGCAGTTCACAACTCAGTGTACATCCCACATTCACTGATGCTAGAAACGGCACCAGTAGAATAACTGTAAGTGGCGGCAGTGGAACTCAAACATTTACTGATGCTTTTTATGACAGCAATCTTCAAGGTTTTTGGTTAAGCAACGAAGCACTGCCAAGAAAAAGCATAGTGCGCAGACAAGGCGACACCATGACTGGTGCTCTCACTCTACATGATCATCCTGGAGCATTATCTGGCACAGGAACACCAAATGGAGCAGATGATCTTCAGGCAGCAACAAAATATTATGTGGACAATTCATCATTTGCCAGCACTATTAACTTATTTGTGGCCACATCCGGCGATGATGCACAGACCAATACTCCACCTGGAAAAGAAGGCCGTGCATTGGCGTATGCATTTAAAACTATCAATGCCGCTTGCGAATATGCAGATGAATTGGTAAAAGAAGCTAGACCAGAACCAGGACCTTATCAACAAAAAAT